TAGCAAGTTTCGCTCCAGTTTTAAGTAGGTATTCTGCATGAGCGTGAGCAAGTCTCCCCCTCTCGCAAGCCATATCTCTTTCATCTGCTGATCCCTTCCTCTCAATCCATCGTTCCAAAGCATCTTTTTGTTCCTGGGGTGCGGTTTCTTTTAAAATATGAGTAACTGAATGGTATATATTATCCTTTCCATCTTTATATATTCTGTGTGGATATATAGTGCCTGAGTCATCACGCTCCAAAGTCCAACGTCTTAGTCCTGCTAACGCTCCATGTTTTTGTAATGACCCCATTAGTGGTTCGTAGATATACGTTCCCATTTTTAATATACCTTAAATAGATTAGTTTGCAATGCCTCTCGCCTTAAATTTCCCCATTGATCTGCCATAGCATCTGCTATACCCTGGAAAGTAGTTGATCTTATCTTCCATCTATCCTTTGATGGTGGTAAATAATGTAGTCTCTGTCTCTGATTATCAGGCAAGTTACTGACATCTATGACATCTGTGGGGATTAACTTTGGTAACCCTTTCAGCCATAAACCGGTTTTCTTCTGTTCAGCATGACCAAATTCATAAGGCTGAATATATTGCGTGGCTTTACCAAGTTTTGATCTGCTTGATAATGCTCCAACAGGATTTTCTATCGCTATGAATGGGCAATCTGCGTTCCAAATATCTTCAACAAATTTTATAGCTGCCTGTTGTCTGCCGTCTGCAACTTTTTCTGCCCATCTTGCAGCACCGCTTACAGATAAATGAGTGCATGGTGGGTGGGCAATAATTAACTCCCAATCATTATTTATGATTTCAAGAACATCTCCTTGTATATGTTTATTACTTGGCTGATCTGTAGGTAATAAATCACAGGACCAGGCGTCATGTCCTTTAGAAGCAAATGCCTCTCTTACGATGCCAGAATATTCACAGGCTACGAGTACTTTCATTTTCTATAATGCTCGAATCGTGCTGACCTGGATGCCCTAACAGCTATACTGTCACTTTCATCTGAATCACCATTACTATGAGATAAAGGAAAAGATTCCGTACCACAATTACCTGTATTGGAAAAAAATCGTTTTTCGTCCAGCCAATAATTGCTGCCCTCGAATATGTCATAGTCGGTTACACAGAAAGTTTCATTCTCAAACTTTACGTCAGCACAATATTCGTCTGGGTGAATACCCCAGTATGCTTTTCTAGCGGGTGGTCCATCTAAAAGAAGAACAACCTTTTTAGATTCCAAAGCCAATGCTTTAGCTTTTTTCAATTCCTGTATATTAAAGGGCCGACCCTTTACTTCCGCATACATATCCACTTGAGGTAAGTAAAAATCGGGTAAATACTTTCCTGATTTACCTAAATCAAAACCTTCTGGTTCATACTCATATTTGATGTCCACCTTATCAAAGGCAACCATCCATCTTGCTTCTGTTCTGGATCTACAAAGATAACCTTTGTAGTAAGTTTCAATGGATTTAATCATAATAAAAAGGGGTCAAAAGACCCCTATGAATGGCGATTATTCTCCTGGAGAAAAAGGATTACCCCCGTTCATTAACTCTTTAATGTCAAAACCACTATCTTTTGCTTCTTGATATGTAGCTTCTATTAAAGGGCTAGTTCCCTTTTTGCGTGGTACTGCTCTTAAACTGTATTCAGTTTTTAGGCCAGTTCCTTCTCTTGAAAGAACAAAATCCCAGGCAAGTAAATCAGAATAATCTTCCATTTGACTTATCTTGTCAAACTCTTTGATGATTCCTTTTTGTGTAGCCTGGAAGATTTTTACTTCCTGTGAATCATGTTCAAATACTGGAACTGCAATACCAAATTTTGCTGGCTCCACTCCAGTACCTTCCCTGTTCATTCTACGAGTAAATTCATTACCCATTTCAATCTCAGCATCTTCTGTTGTTGGATTGTCCGCAAATCTGAAAGGCTTAAGTTTACCTTCTCCTGATTCGCCCCAGACTTCAAAAAATTCTAGAGGTTGGTCGTCTAGTAATGCAAAACGTACATTACCTCCACTTTCAAGTTTTGTGGGATTTATGTAACCACCGCTTTGTGTGGTGGCTACTGCTGACTGTGCTTTTTCTGTTAGAAAGGCCATGATAAAATGTGCTGGTAGGCTTTTGCCTTGTGCATTTCTATTGTAGTACATGGACAAGATAAAGTAAATAGACTACAATTAAAAAACCCTCAAAGTAGGAAGAACCTTGAGGGTTTGAACACATTAGTCCACAGTAGGTATTGTATCACATGAATCTGCAACAGTTTGTAAAGATGTTGCCAAAACATCTTGTTTACGCTCCGATATATCGCAAAGGAGTGGAGATAAAGTCCAAAGAAGGAAAGATTTTAGAAGCAACAGGAAAAAACCCTTATGGAGAATCCTATGAAAGAAATTTTTCTCCAGATGATGTTACTTATGTACTAGAAAAATATCCTGATCGTTTTGGTGCTATTGGTTTATTTACAGGCTTAAAAGGTAAAGGTTTAGTTATTCTTGACGTTGATAAAAACCTAGCGATCCATAAAAAGAAATGGGGAGATACTTTAAATGGTGCTCCCTGTATTACCAGTACTAAGAAAAATGCTGCGAAATATATATTTAATGTTCCAGAAGAACTATGGTCTAGCGTTAAAGGTAGATTTCTCTCCGAACAAACATCTACTTGTTATGAGATTTTATGGAATAGACAGGGTGTAATATTTGGTTCTTATCCTGGTTCAGTTACTTCT